GTAAAGAGAATAGTTTGATTAGTGTTATCACCCCAACCTAAATCGTCTTTTACAAATCTTTCAATTACATAAATAGTACTTGATGTGGTAAGTTTGTATAATAAATCAATTTCAATAACTCTTTCTGATCCTGTATCAAAAGTTACATTAGCTGAATTAAAGTTATTGACCATACCCTTATTGTTATAATTATTAGGGTCTAAGCTAAAAGTACCAGGTTGAAATGCTGGCACTGTAAATAAGGAAGTTGCACTATATTCTTTATCTTGATATCTATATCTATAACCAAAAGAAATAAATCTATCTTCTATATAATTTTCTTCGCCTGGAATATTTAATAAATCTACCTGTGGTGCTGGTAAATTATCTAAAGGCTCATATCCTGGTGGTTTTAATATTACGTTTAAATCTTCTGCAATAATATTATCTGTTAAAGGTGAGCCACTTGGTTCAGGATAATTTCTATTTACATTTATTTTTCTAGGTGGATTAAAATCGTCTGTAAAAAACAATAAGTCTTCTATTAAATTTACACCTGTTATTAAATACTGAGAATTAAAGTTTAATACACTTACAGAAACTACATGTTTTGTGGTAACTTGTGTTGGGGTGTGATAAGATAAAATCATATCAGTAGTATCAGAAGTAACAAACCAATACATAGTTTCGCTAATACCGTCATCATAAGCTCCTATACATCTTGGGTTAGCACCTAAACCATCTATATTGGTTAACTGAGTGTTACCTCTTGAGTTTTCTACTGCACCAATTTCTGTAGTTTCGGTAGAACCTAAACGTACATTCATTGCGTCAATATACTGACCTTCTGGAATAAGACGTTCATCAACGCTCTTATTCATCTTACCTTGTACGAAATTCGTGCTTACTAAAGCCATATTACTTTATCCATTTAGCCTGACCTCTTAAGTTTTGTAAGAGTCTTCCAGGGTGTATATTACTTAATCTTATTTTTGCGTTTCTTAATAAAGAAGATTTGTCTTTTCTTGCTCTATTAACTATGTATTCTTGCACTCCTAATCTACCGTTTAATAACGAGTATCTAATATATGCATATAAATAATCTTCAAAAAGTTTATTTACTTCAATGTTTGCATTATTACCATTCTCCATTCCGTCTGATACATATTCTAAAATAACTAATTCATTTAATGTCCCTGAGCTAAAATTGATAACACCAGCTTTTTTATCGATGCTAAATGTTGGGTTCTGATTAGCGGTCTCGGTATTTAATCCAAACCTTGCACCTATTGCATAGTCAAAGTACCAGTATCCATCTACATTATAACCTAACTGTTCATTAAATGGACTGTCTTCATTTAGATAAATACTTTTTTTAGTTCCCGTAATCCTATCCATATCTAAAGATGAGTGTTGTGGTTTTAACACATTACCATCCTGATCAAATAAAATATTACAATTATTGTCTTGTAAGTATGCTCCACTCCAAAGTGTTTGTATGTTTTCTGATAAAGGCATCAGAACTTGGTTTTTATAAATAGATATTCTAACCCAGTTAACATAGTCTTGTGGTAAAACAAACCTTAAAGAATCGCACACGTCTAGTTCTAAAATTTTAATTTCTTTCATAGCATCATAGTTCAATTCTTGTATGCCTCTTTTTGCGTAGAATAAAACTTGATATCTATTTACATTGTTCAACAACTCATTATTACCTGTATACATTAATACAAAGTTGTTTACTATTTCTTCTAAAGACACATATTGATAAGACCCCCAATTAGCATCTGCAGGAAGATTTCCGCCATTCTCGTAATATTGATAATCGTTAATATATGCCATATTATGTTGTTGTTTGTGCTTCTTCTATTACTTGTTTTTCTCCAAAATTATACACGTCAGCTTCTCTGATCTCAATACCTACATACTGACAAATCTTAGCAATCAATGCAGGTTCATCAGAATTAGGTAACTCAAACTCTTGAAAGCTTGGGTTTGTGTTATCAAATAAAGGCTCACCACCAGCTAACGAAACATAAGTCCATTGTGGTGTAAGAGGGTATCTTACATACTGACACATAATACTTGACGGTGTCCACTGACTAAATGTGTTGCTCCCCACATTAGGCCCTAATACTGTAGGGTATACAGTTACGGTATTTCCATCTAGAACATAAGCTGGAAACTGGGCAGAAGGAGCGGTAAGTGGGGAGCTAGTTAAATAAAATATTTTATTTTGACTAACTCTTTCTACTTCCGTAATTTTTGTGTTATTATAAATAACATAATTATCATTTAAGTTCATTATGTTTCCGCTTATAGATAAAACAGTTGGATTGTCTACATCAGTTACATATGCCTGAGCTTGAGTAGTTGTGTTAACTATTAAGCTAGATATAGGTGGTGTATAAGGTGAGGTTAAGTTTGAAAAGCTTGCAGCTGAATCTGTTAATTTAAAAGCTGTTACTGTTGTGTTTGTTCCTGTAGACAAAACTGTAGGATAATAAAATAATTTATTAATTAAATAATAATCAACTGGTAGTTGATATGTATTTGCCAAAGTTTGTGTTAAAAAAACTTGTACAGAAAACGAATCTATAACCTCAACTAATCCTTTAACTATATCAGCATATCCTGTTCCTGATACTCTTGCGTTTTGTTTATTTACCCAATTATTGTATTGATAAAAATAATCTTCGAACATATCCATTTGCGCCTTCTTTGCATATAAGTTAAAATCTGCAGGAGATATGTAGCCATAATTATTTTTATTAGCAATAGCTAAAACGGTGTTTCTTACCTCATTAATATTTGCTGGCATAGTGTATAATTATTTTTACAAATATACGTAAAAAAAAAGAGGCCTAAATTTTTAAGCCTCTTCTTAGTTTTTAGCAAATGTTACTTATGCCCATGCTTCTTGAAGTTGCCCAACTGCAGTAATAGGATACGCAGGAACTAACTCAAAATAAGGACTTGTCCAGCTTGTACTTAAAGCTTGCTCCATAGCATCAATGATACTATTAGCTTGCTCTTTAGTCTTCGCAGCATCAGCTGCTGTAGTAGCTGTTAATCTTACTCCTAACACTTCTGCCGCTCCCGATGCAGTATGGCCAGCTAAGTTGAAAAGAATATCAACTTGAGTATTTGCGCCTACTTCAACAGTAATGATCGAGTGTATAGGTATCAGATAAAAAACATCACTAATTTCAATTTTTAAATATTTTAACATAGTAAAAATTTTTTAGGGTTAAACATTTATTTGAGCCATAAAGATAAGCAATATTACTTAGATTTATTAAGGTGCTTTTTCAACAACTTATAAACTTCTAAACCATCGTCACTTTGCATATAAGAAGCTAGTATATAATGAGCGTCTTCACCAAAAGGAACTGTCATTAATTTTTTCTTATTACTTGGTAAATTAAAACTTACTTTATTAGCGTTTATTCTTAACAATCCTGCGCTTACAAACTGAACTACTTCATCTTGTATTTGAATCATAGGGTCGTTTAAAGTATCTAAAAAGTCTTGTGGGTCATTTTGAGCATACACAAGCATATCTCTTCTCAGTTCAGCTGTAGTCATTTTATCAGCCTTTTGACCGAAAACAACTCTACCGAGACTAGCTAATTTAGCTACCGATAAATCTCTTGCTTGTATTTGTGCTTCTAACACAAAATCCATCCAATCTACTTGTTCACTTGCATCCCTAGCTTTGTCTACTTCAACAAACACTTTTCCCTTTTGTGGGTGATAATGTAAAAATTGTTGTAGTACTTGGTTTTCTTTTGGAACATGTAAAAATCCATCTTCAAAAACTATTGGTTCTAATATAGCATTACCGTCTTGCTCATCCTCGAATGGAGACTTTTGATTTTTTGCATAACGCATTGGTCTGTTAATACCTTTTTCGTCATCAAAATGTAGTAATGGATATCTGGCTGAATTACGTGATGCCAACATGTAAGAAAGTGGAGTTGAATCACTTGTGAGTTTGTATGTCTTAGCGACAAATTTATTTGTTTTTTTCATTTTATTATAATTTAATTTAATTTAAAAATAAATATGAGGGGGGTATAGAACCCCCCTTATATTTGGTTAGCTTATCTTATTGCTTGAATAAGAAGAAGTTGTTTGCACCTAATGTACATACAGCTCTTTCAGAAAGGAAGTTAACATCCATTCTGTCAAAGTTAGAAGATGATGCACCACCAGCAGAACCAGTAATCCAAGTTTTATATCTTCTGTCTTCTGTTTCAGAAGCTCTATAACGTACATGTAAGAATGGTCTCTTAGCGTTTTTACCTAAGATTTGGTCATAAACAGTAGTTGAACCAGCTGGAACTAAAAGTCCGTTTACTGCTCCTCCAACTAAACCACCTCTCATAGTAGCATCGTTAAGATATTTCCAGTCTGACTTGTAGAAGTCATAACCTCTTCTAAATCCTGTGAATCCAAGATTTAAAGCCATATCTGCATCATTGTCAAATAGACCGTATGAAGTACCACCAGCTCCGTAAGAGTTTTGTGCTGCTAACATATCATCTATATCAAATGAGAATTGTCTATTTACAAATAGAACATTTTCTTCAATAGCTCCTTGCTTATCTAATCTTTGAATCATTGAATCGAAACCAGCAAGAGTTACAGGGTTACCTCCACCCCATACATTTCCTCTGTTTTCTACTACAAAGAAGATTCCGTCAGAACCTTTGTTACCTACATCACCACCAGCTGCGATTGCACCAGAACCAACTGCTGCTGGAACTGCTTCCACCATTGCTGTTTCTAGGTAGTCCTCAAAACGTAGTCTAGTGTCATGCTCTGACTTTAAATACCATAGGTATCCGTTTGCTCCATCTTCTCCTGAAATTTCAATCCATCCGATTTGCGCCATATCAGAACCAGCAACTCTATACTTGTCTTTGATAATGATTGGTGAATTTTGGAAGATGAAATCATCTGAAGTTAATGATTCAGCCATTGTATCAGTTCCTTTTTTGAATTCAGAACCGTAAACGAAAAGAGTTACAGTTGAGTTTTGTGCCATTGCCTGACCAGCTGCTTCATAGAATACAACCGTTACAACTCCTGTAGCGTAGTTTACGTTAGTTACAATTGCTTTGTTACTTAATGTTGATCCAGGAGTGTTATCAGAAATCATAATTGTTTGACCAATTCTGATTGCGATTTGTCCTGAAATGTTTGCTGCTGCGTTAGTAGCAGGGTTTAATACATCGTTAACTGTAAAGTTAGCTGCTGCGTTACCTTGAGCCGCTGCATCGTCTGCGTTTACATTTGTATACTTAACGTGTAATCTACCTTGTTCTGCCCACTTAATCAAATCTGAGTTAGTTGGCATTTCAGCACCTACTTGTCTTAAGAAAGATGCTACTGATCTATTTCCATAACGCTCAAATTCTTTTTCATAGGTATCTGGTAAATACTGATTCAAGAAATTAAAGTCTGTTATGTAGTTAGATTGCAATACAGTTCTCTGTGCAGATGGCTGTAATTGAAAATTTGGGTTTAATAATACTGACATAATTACTTTTTTTTATTTTAATAATTTATTTAATACTTCTAATATTTAATACTTCTAATTTTGAGTCCTTTACCAGTTGATGTATCTCCTACCGCTCTTATTTTTAGCCCATCTTTTGAGAAAGACTTTGGAGCTTGCCTTACATCCATATTGATGTTTTTAGATTTTTTAGCAACATTATCTACGGTTGCAGCAACCCCTTGCTCGTAGAAAAATTTTGCAAATTTGTCTGGGTTCATTGCTATTGAAAGAGACCTGTGGTATCCTTCTGCATCAGCTATCAAACCATCTTTCATAAATTTCTCTAAAAAGATATTTACATCAGATTGTCTGTTTTTTAATTCTTGTGCTGTCCCAGGCTTAAAAGAAATTGACTTCTCTCCGACATCGAATTTAAAACCTTTAAATTCATCGTTAAAAACAGAGTCTGTTTTTTGCAAGAAGTGGTTGTATCTTTTGTTATTTGCCTCTTCAACTGATTTAGATTCCTCTATATAACTTTTATAAGCATTAAGATTTTTTTCTTGTTCATCAGATAACCCACCCCCACTTGACTCAAGAGGAGCTTTATATTTATCTTTCTGTTCATTAAAAAACTTTTTTGCTTTCGCAAGTTCTCGTTTTTTAGCTAATTTAATTTTCTTGATATCTTTTGGATCGTCCATCTCTTCATCAAAGCTAAACTTATCCTCCATCATATCTTGAATATCTATAGCGTCTAAACCTTCTTCGGTAGCGCCATAATAATCAGCTAACAGTTGGTCACCGTCCATGTTATCGTAGTCTTTCTGTAATTTATAAAAGTCTTCGATGCCACGACCAGTTTCCTTTTTATATTTGAAATATGCTGCAACATCTTCAGGTAATGGTTCGTTTTCTTTTTTCTGAGCAAACAATTCATCAACTGAATTTATGTTTTTATCATATCTCTCTTTAATATATGAAAGAACATCTGTGTCACTTAACTCTGACACGGGAGTTTGTGTTTCTTCTTTTACATCAGAAACATTTTCTTTTACCTCAGCAACTGGCTCTTCAGTAACTTCTTGAGCCTCTTGCTTTTTAGCGTGTTCGTCTAATAGTTTTGCCTCAATTTCTTGAGTAGATTTTTCTTCTTCGAATTTTACTTCTTTTACTTTTAATTCAATTTTATTTAATTTTTTACAAAGTTAATACTTAATTTAATATAAATTTAAGCTATCGAGGGTCGAATTCAGCTAAATCAAATCCATCTAAACTGTCCTCGTTAGACTCAAAATTTATAGAAGGAGTGTTTCTTTTTCTTTGCTCAATCATTCTAGATTGATTTGAAGATTGTTGATTTATCCTTCTGTCTTTTGCTTTCTCTCTGTTTTGCTCTCTTGCATCCATATTGCTTTGTTCCATGCCT